TTCTTGACAAATACATGGAAACCTCAGAGGGTGAACGCAAACCTTTATTGTTATGTCTAGATTCACTAGGTATGTTGTCTACAACTAAAGAAGTAGAAGACACAAGTGAAGGTAAAGAAACTCGTGACATGACACGGGCACAAGTTCTGAAGGCTGCGTTTCGTGTATTGACTTTGAAACTTGGTAAAGCAAAAGTTCCAATGGTTGTCACAAACCATACATATGATGTAGTTGGTTCAATGTTCCCTACCAAAGAAATGGGTGGTGGTTCTGGACTCAAGTATGCTGCATCTTCAATCGTATATCTTTCTAAGAAGAAAGAGAAGGATGGAACTGAAGTTGTTGGTAACATTATTCACTGTAAGAATGCAAAGTCTCGTTTGACTATTGAAAACAAGATGGTTGATGTTCGTCTGATGTATGAGCGTGGACTTGACCGTTATTATGGACTACTTGAACTTGCATTGAAATATGGTATTTTCAAATCAGTATCAACTCGTATTGAATTGCCTGATGGAACTAAAACATTTGGCAAGACAATCAACAATGACCCAGAGAAGTTTTATACTGAAGAGGTCATGAAACAGTTAGATGAGTGTGCATCTAAAGAGTTCAAGTATGGTAACCGAAACATTGAATTGGTTGATGAGAACGCAGTTTAATGAATGATTTTATTCGTGTATATGAAAATGTAATTACTAAAGATTTTTGTAAACAACTAATTGCAATGTTTGAAGAGTCTCCTCAATTTCATGAGGAGATTTCATTACCCAAACATCGTTCATTTACACAAATAACCTTACAACAAAATAAAGAATTGAAACCTTTTGGGGATGCTCTTCAAGAAGTTTTTAATCAATATATAAGTCTTTACATGGAAGATTGTAATGTAACTGATAAGATGTTTCCACAACAATTCGCTTTTGAAATGTTTCGTATGAAGAGATATTTACCAAACGATATTGATGAATTTAATGACCATGTTGATGTCGGTAACTTATCAACTGCAAAAAGGTTTTTGGTATTCTTTTTATACTTGGATGACAATAAAGGTGGGAACACAGAATTTCCACAATTAAATATATCTGTTCCACCAGAAGCAGGTCGTATGTTAATGTTCCCCCCAATGTGGACACATCTTCATGCTGGTCGCAAACCAATTGAAAAACCGAAATATATTATAGGGAGTTATTTGCATTATGTCTGATATTAGAGAAATGTATACTTTTGTAGAAAACAAAGATGCAACTTGGACAGGGATTGGACTAACAGAAAAAGCAGGAGAATATCAAGGAGTAGTCTACAAGTATGGTAAAGTAGATATCAAGGAAGATAAAGAAAATGATACTGCCTCTTTACAATTTGAGTGGGATATGTTAGACTCTAATGGACTATCAAAAGAAAGATTTAAAGATGACTTCTTTAAATTGATTGGAGATATTTTACAAGATATTATACGAGAACAATTAGATAGGGATGAATTACAATATGTCAACACAGACGATAGAACGAACAACACTCAGTAATCTAGTTTACAATGAACCTTACGCTCGTAAGGTTTTACCTTTTCTAAAACCAGAATATTATTCTGACCCACATGAACGAGTGGTGTTTGAAGAGATTAATAGGTTTGTTGAAAAGTATAATGCACAACCTACTAAAGAGACTCTTTCAATTGAACTAGATGGTCGTAAAGACTTGAGTGATGAGGGTTTTAAGAAGGTCTTAGAGATTATTGAAACTCTTCAGAGTAACGATGTTGATATGCAATGGTTGGTAGATACTACCGAAAAGTTCTGTAAGGACAAAGCAGTATATAACGCAATCCTTAATGGTATCTCTATTATTGATGGTAAAGATAAACAACATACCCCAGAAGCAATTCCATCTATTCTACAAGAAGCACTTGCAGTTGCGTTTGATAATAATGTAGGACATGATTATACAGAAGATGCAGAATCTCGTTATGAGTTTTATCATGAGAAGAAAGAACTACTTCCATTTGACTTAGAATACTTCAACAAGATTACTAAAGGTGGACTACCCAATAAAACACTTAATATTGCACTTGCTGGAACTGGTGTTGGTAAATCGTTGTTTATGTGTCATGTTGCTGCATCAACACTGATGCAAGGGAAAAATGTGCTCTACATAACAATGGAAATGGCAGAGGAACGAATTGCAGAAAGAATTGATGCAAACCTAATGAATATATCTATGGATGATTTGCATGAACTTCCTAAGAAGATGTTTACAGACCGTCTATCTAAGATTCAGTCCAAAACCAATGGTAAATTGATTATTAAAGAATACCCTACTGCATCTGCTCATAGTGGACACTTTCGTGCATTGATTAAAGAACTCGCACTAAAGAAGTCTTTTAAACCAGATATCATTTTTATAGATTATTTGAACATCTGTTCATCTGCTCGTTTCAAAGGTAATGCGAATGTAGGTTCTTACTTCTACATCAAAGCTATTGCAGAAGAGTTGCGTGGACTTGCAGTAGAAACAAATGTTCCTATCATGTCTGCAACCCAGACTACTCGTGGTGGTTATGCAAACTCTGATGTTGGACTAGAGGACACAAGTGAGTCGTTTGGACTTCCCGCCACTGCCGACCTAATGTTTGCTTTGATATCAACTGAAGAACTTGAACAGTTGAACCAGATTATGGTGAAACAGTTGAAAAATCGTTACAATGACCCTGGCGCCAATAAGAGGTTTGTTGTTGGTATCGACAGAGCTCGTATGAAGTTATATGACTGCGAGCAAGATGCTCAAGACGGTATTACTGATAGTGGACAATCCAATGATGATGACACTCCAGTATTTGATAAATCACGCACTGCATCATACGATAAATTTAACGACATAAAGTTCTAAAAACAAAACGCTTGACTTTTCCCAGATACTCAAGTATTATAAATAGATGAGTATAATATTTGTTTAAATGGGAAAAGTGCAAAATGCAGAGTTTCAATCAATTCCTTACGGAAGCCGTAAAAGCAGAGGACTATGAAGCAGCCATCGTTATGGGGTGGTATGAACTTCATAATAGAGAATTAGATTCCAAGTCTGGAATCTCTTCCAATACAATTGCAACGTTACAGAAGAATCCACAAGTGTTGGAGTCTGGTAAGCGTATTGCAGAATATATCTTGAAGAATAATTCTGGCCTTGCGGGCGCTCAAGCAGAACAATATGGACGTGCATCTACCAAACTTACAAAGTTTTGGACTTCATATGGTGCGTCAAATAAAACCCCTAAGACAGACATTCTGATTGGTAACATGCGATTCTCTTTGAAGATTGGCATGGCACAACTTATGTCTGGTGGTAAAGCAGAGTCGATGGCGACTTTCTATGCTGCACTAAAGAATTCCCAACAAACCCTTGCAAATGATCCACAGTTCCAAAAAGTAAATGAAATTTTGGAATCATTCGTGGAAGCATCGCTTGCGCCTGGCCAATTGCGTGGTATAATTAAGTCTGGTGAAAACGAAGTTGTGAACGCTGGTGAAGCGGCACACAAACAATGTATGGAAGAGATGGGTAAACTATTCGAACAATCTCGTGAATTCAAAATTGCATTTGCTCGTGAAGCAATGTCTGGTTTTGAAAAGTTTGGTGAGAGTGCAGATGCGGCCGCAGAGTATATGTTGGTTGCATCACACGATGGCAATAGTGTAAAGATTAAGAGTGTTTACGATGATGAGTATTGTGCATCTATCGCTGATAAGATGAAACTTCAAGCACGATTCAAAACATCATCTCGTAAACTTAAAGGACAAAAGACAGGAGAATATAACTTCTGGAGTGTTATCTCTTTGATTGTTGATGCAATGGATGAAGACATTGATGCATATAATAAGGGAGAAATTCTCACTGAGATTCGTTTCTTCAAAAACCTTACTGCAAAGGTAAAAGGATTTTTCAGTAAAACATGGAGTAAGGCATCTGCATTTTTTAAGAAGGGTGCATTTGCAATGATGAAGTTTTTGGGTGCAGAACCCGATGTGAGTCATAAAAAGGATATTACCTTTGATTAATTTTAATTCATTTCTCAAAGAAGACAAAGGCGGTAAGAACCTCCACTTGGAACATATTGAGGACGAAATCCTCAACTATGGTATTGATGGTGGACGGGCATCTATCAACTTTGTTCGGTCGTTGCGTGATATGCTCGCTGGTGCATCTCGTTCCTCAATTAACATGACCGTAAAATGGGACGGTGCGCCTGCAATCTTTGCTGGAATTGATCCTTCT